TTTACAAAAAGACAACAATCAACTTTTCTTGAAGGTAGACTTGGACTTCTGATTGACGGCACTGGTAAAGATTATGGAAAAATCAAGAATATGAGTGATGCATTAAGAAGAATTGGATATGATACATTTATGTTATTTGTGAATACTTCCCTTGACACAGCGATAGAACGTGATAAAATGAGAGAAAGAACTTTAGGTCCAGAAAGAGTTTCTAAATTATGGAATGCAGTTCAGGCCAATATGGGTAAATTTCAATCTTACTTTGGAAGAGAAAATTTTATTCTGATTGACAATAACAGGTCATTTGAGGATAATAAAATTATTCTTGACAAAATGTTTAAAGAAATTGGAAAACTTATAAAAACACCACCATCAAGTCGAGCAGCCAACGCATGGATTAAGAGTCAACGGCCTGGTTGACAAATCCCATTTAATCTGATATAATTTTATTATGAGTATATTGACGGACACAACTTACCTAATGCAGCTGTCTCCACGGCTGGAACGATTCAAAAAAGTCAGAGACTATCTCTGGAACTTTCGGTGCCCACACTGTGGAGACTCCCAAAAACACAAGAACAAAGCAAGAGGTTATGTCTATCGAAAGAAGACAGACCTATTCTATAAGTGCCATAATTGTGGTATGGGACAGACAGTTGGCAATCTAATCAAAGATATTGACCCTGCTCTCCACAAGAGATATATAATGGAGAGATTTAAGAATGGTGAGAACAAGCACAGTAACTTCAAAGAACCTACATTTCACTTTGAAACTCCAAAGTTCAAACCCAAAAAGACAGTAATACATTTACCATCTATCGGTAGTCTGCCTAAAGACCACTATGCCAGAGTGTATTACGAGGGTAGACAGATACCAAACAAATTCATGGATAAAGTCTTTTTTGCAGAAGACTTTAAGAGATGGGCCCAGTCAGTATGTCAGGTTGACTATACTAATCTTACCCAAGGTGAACCTAGACTAGTGATACCTTTTTTCGATGAAAACAATAAACTCATTGGAGCACAGGGACGGGCCCTCAGGGATTCTAAAGTTAGATATGTTACTGTAAAAGTACATGAAAGTTCTAAGAAGGTATTTGGTCTTGAAAGATGGACAAACAAGGAACCTACATATTTGGTAGAGGGTCCGATTGATTCATTATTCTTACCGAATTGTTTGGCTATGGCCGGTGCAGATATGTCGGACTTATCATTCCTCAACAAGATAAACACAACTCTCATTTTTGATAATGAACCTAGAAATGAACATATTGGCAAAAGAATGTTGGATGCTTTAGAAAGAGGTTGGAGAGTTTTGGTATGGCCTCAGGATGCACCAAATAATAAATGGGACAGACATGCTCCCAAAGATATTAATGATATGATTCTCAGTGGCATGTCTAGTGATGAAATCTTGAAAATGATAAATAAGAATACTTACTCTGGACAGAGGGGTAGGTGGGAAGTGACATATTGGAAAATATAATGGTAGACGAAAGTGGTAATCACCATGAAATGGTACAAGTCCATGAATTAGGATTTGTCAAACTCTTAGATGTTATGGGTGATGACCAAGAAGTAGAGAATGCTGCACGTATTAGTTATGGAGAAGGAACAAGAAAGGTATCGCAAACACGGAATCTAATCCGTTACCTAATGAGACACAAACACACCTCACCCTTTGAGATGTGCGAGGTCAAGTTCCACATAAAACTTCCAATATTCATAATGAGACAACTCGTTAGACACAGGACTGCAAACCTTAACGAGTATAGTGGTCGTTATTCAGTGATGAGTAACGAATTTTATCTGCCTCAGGGGGATTACCTGCAAAAACAATCCAAAACAAACAATCAAGGAAGAGGGGAAGTTCACCAATCTAAAGGTTCAATACAGTATGAATTCAATAGAGTGTATGATAATGCATTAATTGCATATCAAAACCTTTTAGATGAAGACCTTGCAAGAGAAATATCGCGAGGGGTACTTCCAGTTGCCAATTATACAGAGTGTATTTGGAAAATTGACTTACATAACTTTTTCCATTTCGTGAGACTCCGTTCTGATAGTCACGCTCAACGTGAGATTCGTGATTATTCGGATGCCATGTATGAATTGGTCAAACCATATTTTCCTCTATGTTGTGAAGCATTTGAGGACTATATGAGAGATGCCGTAACCTTCTCAAAACAAGAGATGGAACTTATTAAAGAAGCGATATGGGATGGTCGTGGCGGATTGGACACAGAAAGTGAAAAATTAGGAAAAAGAGAAACAAAAGAATTTTTAGAAAAATTAGAAGTAAAAGGAGAATAAGAATGCGATTACCAACTACTTATCAAGAATACATCCACCTATCCAGATATGCTAGATGGGATTACAGTCAAGGAAGAAGAGAGACATGGGATGAAACAGTTGAACGATATTTTAACTTTTTTACTGAGTGGTTGGAAGAGAAACACGATTATAAATTAGAAAACGGAGAAAAGACAGAACTGGAAAATATGGTCAAGGAATTGGGGGTTATGCCTTCAATGAGATGTCTCATGACTGCAGGACCTGCTCTAAAAAAAGAAAACACAGCTGGGTACAATTGCTCGTATGTCAAAGTTGACAATCAACGATCATTTGATGAAATTCTTTATGTACTGATGAACGGAACAGGAGTCGGTTTCTCAGTAGAAGAAGAATACACTACACAATTACCAGTTATTCCAGATGAGTTATATGATACGGATACTGTGATTGTGGTTGCCGATTCAAAGCTAGGATGGGCTAAGGCATTTAAGGAATTGATTTCATTACTATATGGTGGTCATATTCCAAAGTGGGATGTGTCAAAAGTTAGACCTGCTGGTTCACCTCTCAAAACATTTGGAGGTAGAGCATCTGGTCCAGAACCATTAGTTGATTTGTTCAATTTTACAATAAATACTTTTAAGAATGCAACAGGAAGAAAACTCAAACAAATCGAGTGTCATGACATCGTTTGTAAAACGGCGGAGATTGTCGTGGTTGGTGGTGTGCGTCGTTCTGCTCTTATTTCTCTCTCTGATCTTAACGATAGAGAAATGCGATTCGCCAAATCTGGTCAGTGGTGGGAACAAAACGTACAACGAGCACTCGCAAATAATTCGGTTAATTATAAAGAAAAGCCAGACGTTGGTACTTTCATGCGAGAGTGGTTATCCCTCTACGATTCTAAATCTGGGGAACGAGGAATCTATAACAGTATGTCGGCCAAAAGAACTGTAGAAAGGTTAAATGGAAGATACAGAGATGGAAATGGAGATAATATACGAAGACGAATTGCCAGAGAGGATTTTGGCACAAATCCGTGCAGCGAGATCATTCTTCGGTCCCGCGAGTTCTGCAACCTTTCTGAAGTCGTTATCAGAAGAGATGACACTAGGGAATCTCTCAAAACAAAAGTTAAATATGCAACTATCCTTGGCACATTCCAATCCACTCTTACTGACTTCAAATACCTCTCAAGAGAATGGAAAAGAAACTGTGAAGAAGAACGACTTCTGGGAGTTTCACTCACAGGAATAATGGACAATCCTTTAACGAATGGGTCAAAGGGTAAACTAGATGAACTCTTAGAGGAATTAAGAGATATAGCTTATGAAACAAATTGTGAGTGGGCAGATAAACTTGGAGTACCAAGGTCAGCAGCAATTACCTGTGTCAAACCTTCAGGGACAGTTTCACAGTTAGTTGATAGTGCTTCTGGTATTCATGCTCGACATAATCCATTTTACATCCGTACAGTAAGGGCAGATAATAAAGACCCACTTTGTAAATTGATGCAAGAGATGGGTTTCCCCAATGAGCCTGATGTAACAAAACCTGAACATACTACTGTATTCTCTTTTCCGATGAAAACTCCAAAAGGAGCAGTTTGTCGTATGGATATGAGTGCACTAGAACAGTTAGAACTATGGAAAACTTATGCTGATAGTTGGTGTGAACATAAACCATCTGTAACTATTTCTGTAAAAGAAGATGAGTGGGTTGACGTGGCAGCATGGGTGTATGAAAATTTTGATTCAATTAGTGGTATATCATTTTTACCATTTAGTGAGCATGTGTACAGGCAGGCGCCATATCAAGATTGTACAGAAGAAGAG